GATGAGTTCTTTAATGCGATTCAGAATCGTCATACCAATCGCCTTTGTCGTAGTGAAAAGGCATCCACACGCAACCCATCGATATTCCATGTAATATTCTCTCTTCCATTCCGCCTGTTTGTATTTCTTATCAGTTACATTCATAATTTGAAGGTGAAACTTATTGGTTACATTGTGCAATATATGGAGAAGCATATTATTGGTATACTGATATGAAATCTTAGAGCCATTAACACCAATGTTTGAATCGATCCATCCGAATTTTGTGGTATGAAACGGGTTTGATTCTATTGTCTTCAATACAAAATCGGCCTTGTTACATGTCAAAAGATGCGTTTCGGCACAGGTTCGTATGTCTCTTGTGGGCCAGTACATTTCACGATTTTTCTTTACCTGTTCCAATAACGGGTAACACCATAATTCCTCAAATTCTTGCACAATGAACTTTGTTATCGATAGAAAAGGTTTCCGACGTTCACGCAATACGGATTCCATTATCGCATTGCAGTAAATGACAAGATAGCAAGGAATACGGAGAAGAGGTTCCATTGATTCTACCGTTTCATTCATTCCTCGTGCTTTTTCATGATAGTGCTGAAGAAGGTAACACGCGGTAGTCAATGTACAGTCAGGGATACCTGCCATGGCTTGCTGTGTAGTTGAGATAGCATAATACTTTAGATTGATATTCCAATCCATAGATAGAGGATGTCGTTTGGAGTCATCGTGGCTGTATTGCTTCTTATTGTTATAACCGTCTATTTGATTGTGTTTGTTATTTATCCGGGCGGTGGAAACAATGATGTGCTTTCTACGCTTACGCCGCTTTCTGAAAGGAAAGATATTGTTATGCCTGACGTAACACAAAAAACGCTGTTAGGAAACAATGGTGGTACGATTATGGGAATGTTTAATTTTTTGAATGGTGATCGGACGGCGAACTATAACAATCAGTATACCCCTTTTCTTCAAATTGCAAACAACTGGTTTCTAGAAGTATCGAATTCACCGAACGACAAACAGCGTACCTCCGCACGCCTCCGAGTACGGACACAGGCTCAAGGAAATGGTACAAACGATGAAATCATTGAACTTCCTCCCATTCCGAAACAAAAATGGATCTTTATCGCGGTTCTGCGTGATGGTAGACGATTTGATGTGATATACGATAATAAGATTGTTGCTTCTCAGCGTTTAGAGCAATATCCTGTTGTCATCTCTAGCCCTGTTTCAGTTGGTAATAAGGGTCTCGGAGGAGCCACGATTCATGTAATTATCAACGGGACCAGAATGTCTCCTATGGATATCGAGCGTACACGATTAACGTTAGTAGATACGAATAAACTTGTATTAGAAGGCAACCCGATCAATGCAAGTCTCCCGACGATTTCACTATTGGCCGAATGTCCCTCCGGATTACCATGTAACCCTGTGACACGGCCACCGGTCAATCAGATTCTTAAATGGAGTACTCCCTATGCCTAATTACGCGTATCCTAATCCACGTTTGTGGCCTTGATAGAATATCCACGTATCAAACAGAACATTATGAGCAGTGCAAACAATTCATCGCCCGTTTTGAAAATGATTCCATATCTCATCTTTTTTATGGGATTGATTGGTCTGTATTACTTATATCAATTCCTGTTTGGAGTACAGACTGGAGTCGGATTTCCTCTTTTAACGGCGAATCAATCGGCAGTCGTGGACGCGGCAGCGCCAATTATCATTTCGTCAAAAGATCTGCCTGGATTATTTGAGGGTGGTGAATTTACCATATCATCGTGGATCTATGTGAGCAACTGGACATATCATATGAATATGAATAAGGCCATTTTGATGGTGGGAGGTCCCAATTTTGATACGATTCGAATCTATCTAGGTGCTAGCAAGCCAACGTTGAAGGTTCGCTTTCATACAAGGGAGGCAGGTACGGTAACAACAAGCGGCTCTCAGACAGAGGCTCTGCCGAAGGCGATGCGAAATGCTGTCTTTACGTCGCCGCAAACGGATTCGGGTCTATTGGACGCCTCTACGATCTGCGACTTACCTGAGATCGATCTACAGCGTTGGGTGAATCTTACGGTGGCGGTGAATGGAAAGACGGTTGATATGTATTTGGATGGTAAACTGGCACGATCGTGTGTATTGCCTGCTTCGTTTAAGGTTGATTCTGGCGGTTATTCTGCCATATTATTGCCGTTTGGTGGATTTGGTGGTCAGATGTCTACTACAATGATGTACGATGCTGCATTAAACCCAGAAGCTGTCTATAAGAATTATATGTTGGGCCCAGCTTTGTAATTCCAAATAAATAATACAATCAATAAAAAGGAGAACTCAGTGATGAATGGATTATTTGGTTCTAAAAATGGATCGAATCTGAATGGGCCAAATGGGTCCGGTAGTATGGTTGAACAGATTGTTTACGGGTTGATCTATGCTGGTATTTTATTTCTGGTATTTATATTTGTGGAATTGATGTATAAGTATTGGAACCGATTGTCAATGAATCGAACTATACTTATCGCTAACACCATTAATAGTGATAAGACAATAAGCATTCCACAAAATCCAAATGCGACGGGCTCTAATACGGTAAGTTTATCGAGTAATGAACTCACGGGAGTCGAATTTAGTTATTCCTTTTATCTTAATGTGAACCCCTCTACATTTCAAGGCCCCGATCCGAATACAAGTCTTTATCATATTTTTCACAAAGGATATGCATCACAATTTCCATTGATGGCACCCGGTGTCTATATGCGATCCGACCAAAATACACTTCGAATCTACATGAATACGTACAAGACATGGAATAATTATATCGACGTAGAGAATATTCCAGTTAGCAAATGGGTTCACGTTGTGATTGTATGCAAGGAACACGCACTTGAAATCTATGTGAACGGCAACATTGCGAAGAAAATGTCATTTGACGGGTTTTCTCCCTATCAGAATTATCAGGATATTTGCTGCTTCAGTAATCGCACGATTAAATTGTCTAAATCAAAAGTTGCCTCGCTAGGTGATAGTGATTTTAATGTATTGGGTGCGATGAAGGGTCTGATGAGCCGTCTTACCTATTTCAGTTATGGACTAGGCTATTCTGAGATTCAGCAATTACTGAATCAGGGGCCATCCGATAAAATGGATTCTAGCCAATCCATGGATATTCCCCCATATATGGCTGATAATTGGTGGACGCAAACAAAGTAAAGTAATATAATCATTTATGCTAGAAAATCTGTAGATCTAAAGGATATATAGATTACCTAGTACAACACTAGTAATGCCAGGTGGGGGTCTCTTTTCATTGGTCGCCTACGGAGCGCAAAATGTCATTTTGAGCGGAAACCCCGACTTTACATACTTCTATAAAACATATAAGAAATATGCGCATTTTGCGGAAGAGTCTATCACATCTTCAATGGATGGCCCACAGGATTTATCATATGATCAGCCGATTCAACTTCGTATGAAAATTCATCGTGTAGCAGATTTGGTACGAGATATCTATTTTGTATTTAATTTGCCCGATATTTACTGCAAATATCTTTCATTGCCACAGGGTTCGCGCCAATCGCAATATAATTTTTCGTGGGTTAATTACATTGGATGTCATATTATTCAAAATGTTGCATTTTTTATTGGAGGACAAAAAATCCAGGAATTTGACGGTTCATATATGATGGCAAAAGCACAATGTGATTTGGATCATGATGCATTTAAGAAATGGCAAACATTGGTGGGAAATGTACCTGATTTATATGATCCGGCGAATGGTCTATACGCTGGTGGTTCGATGGGAACAGGGTACCCGCTTGTCTATAATAATAATGGCCAGAGTGGTTCTACCACATCGCCGCCGAATATCAATCGACCGTCGATTTCAGGGAGACAGCTTCAAATTCCGCTCCCCTTCTGGTTTGCGGAATCAACATTTGAGTCGCTACCCCTCGTCTCTCTTCAGAAACACGAATGCGAGATTCAAGTCACTCTACGTCCGATTCGAGAATTGTATCGAGTGTTAGACAATAATGGGTATCAGGTCGCCCCTGGATATCAATATAATGCATCACCTGTTTCATTGCAACCTGGCAATGTCTATTATAGTTCTGTATCCGATATTACGGATGTACTTATTAATAATTTTTTGACGGATATTGGAACACCTGTTCCGTTACTTAATACGTGGGATCTTCAGCCTCGAATTCAAATGACGTATGTCTATGTAACAGATGATGAACGTATACAGTTTGCTTCCGAGTCTCTCCACTATCTGGTACGGCAAATTAGCACATATCAGTTTGATAATATTAGCTCGAGACAGTTTGTAGAATTAGATACACATAATCCGATCGAGAGACTTATTATACTACCGCGGCGTTCTGATTCGATGTTGAATAGAAATCAGATCGATAATTTTACAAATTGGACCAATCCATTGAAGCCGCAATTTATCCCAACGGGGGGCGGGTGGCCTGCTAATATTAATCTTGTCTCGGCAAGTGGAACATTTGTACTGAATGGTCAACAATCGATCATGAATACGTTAACCGTTTTGGGGGATGGAAATCCATTACAAGAGGAGAAGCCGATTGAATACTTTACACAGGTGGTTCCGTGGAAATACTTGAAGGGTGTCCCTGATCCGAATTTGATCGTCTATCCGTTTGCGCTGGCATCGCCTAACACGCAGCCTCACGGTTCGATTAATAGTAGCAGAATCAAATCATTTCAATTGGATTTAAATGTTAACCCATTGCCGGCAAATACTTTTTATCAATATCAGATTACGACATATGTTGAGAGTTTGAACTGGGTCACTATTTCTTCGGGTATGGGTGGATTGAAGTATGCGCTATAAGCCGCGTCAAAGCCGCGTTGTGTCAAAGCCGCTTTTTATTCGTGTATCGTCATAGAAGGTCAGATATGAGTATCGATTCACTGATGAACAGTTTTAAAAATAAAGTGAAGTATACTCTTCACCAGGCTGTTACTGATCCCGCCGCGAATGATTTTGCCTCTTCTCTTGATGATGAAATGCCACTTACGGAAACAAATAAAGTAGAAGAAGAGAAGCCCTATTTCGAGCTACCCGCTACGGATGATCCTAATACGTTTAATATTAAGAGATTAATGATAAAAGCGGCGAATCGTGCAATTCATATGGTTAAACATGGATTCTATCCAGCGATAGCAATCATTTTAAGTATGTACGTGGCGAACGAAATGATCATGTATCCCTACCCCATTCGCTTTATTTTCTTTATGTTTACGTTTCTGATCTGTAATAATTATATGACATTTCTGGTCTTATTAGCTGGGTTTTATTTATGTAAATGGGGATATCAGACTTTTTTAAATTACACGTCTGACGGCCCCAAAACAAGGATCATGCCGACCATCTTTGCACTTCTTCCTCTTACCACAGATATACCTGTTAGTTCCATTGGTGCTTTCTTCATGTATCCTTTCACGTACCCTAAAAATGAAAAGGATGCCAAACAGCTTCCGATTATTATGAATAATTATATGGAGTCGATGAAGAAGGCATTTACGTATTATGATAAGGTAAAGAATCTTCCATTTGTCGCGGAAGGATTTCAAAAATTGGAAGAGAACATTGAACATCTTCACGATATACCTAAGAAGCCTGAATCGGAAATAGAAAACACGTCTCAAAATACAGAAGCAGCCGAGTCAGCAACCGCCACCAATAACTCATCTCCAAAGACAAATTCTAGCCGCCTTCCTCCTACTATCAAATTAACTCCGAAGGAGGAATCTGCATCAAGCACGAACAACGCGTCTCCGAAGACGAATTCTAGCCGCTTGCCTCCTACTATCAAATTGCCTCCGAAAGAGGAATCCGCGTCATCGTCAGAGCCAGCGTCAGCATCAGAGCCAGAGCCCGCGTCCGAGCCCGCGTCCGAGCCAGTCACAAACAACGCATCTCCGAAGACGAATTCTAGCCGCTTGCCTCCTACTATCAAATTAACTCCTAAGGGAGCATCAGAGCCAGTGGCAACATCAGAGCCAGTGGCAACATCAGAGCCAGTGGCAACATCAGAGCCATTGCCCGCATCATTACCCGCATCATTACCTGCGCCAACTACCAATAACTCATCTCCAAAAACAAATTCTAGCCGTCTACCTGCAACTATCAAATTAACTCCAAAGGAAGCGTCAGCGCCAGCAGTACCTTCTACCAATAGCTCATCTCCTAAGACCGCATCATTACCTGCTACAGTAAAGCCATCTAAAGAATAAATCACTTCGTAAGGCAATGGATATTGTTGTATCGGTTGTCACGCCCACCTATAATCGCAGAGCCTTCATTCCTACATTGATTCAGATCTATAAGAATCAAACGTATCCTAAAGAAAAAATGGAATGGATTGTGCTAGATGACGGGCGAGATAAAGTAGAGGATCTATTTCAAGAAGCGGCGAAGACCATTCCCAACCTTCGTTATCTTCCTCTCGATGAAAAAATGCGAATCGGTGCAAAACGGAATATGCTCAATCGAGAAGCAAAAGGGTCAATCATTGTGGCAATGGACGACGATGATTATTATCCAGCGGATCGGATTCATACTGTTGTCCAAGCGTTTGCTAAATATTCGCGCGTCGACTTGGCAGGGTCATCTGAAATGTATATGTACTATAAGGATGTTAAGAAAATATATGCAATGGGTCCATTTCACCCAAATCACGCAACAAATAATACGATGGCGTGGAGAAAGAGATATTCAGATGTACATCAGTACGACGAGTATGTTACAAAAGCGGAAGAATCATCCTTTCTTGAACAATATAAGAATCAGATGATCCAGCTGGATCCCAAGAATGCTATTTTGGTCATCTGTCATACCGATAATACAGTGGATAAAGCGGTTCTACGCGAAGAGCATCTCACATCCATTTATCAATCAAAAGAAAAAATGAGAGAAACGTCCTACTGTCTAGAAGATTTTGTAAAAGAACCTTCTTTGCGACTTTTCTATTGTACCTAAAGCTTCTCACTTACCAATAGGTAATTAAAAATGGCGGACGATTTTCATTATGAAAAATTAGTTACATTAAATAGTGTGTATCAAAATACTCTTATTCAAAGTAATTCGTTTGTGCCACCTTCTACGATTAAAACGATATTATATCCCCATCAGAAGACGCTAGTATATGGCATGCATCGACATCGAGAAAAAATGACACGTGGATTTCTAGTGGGGAATCAAGCGATCAATGGAAAAGTGGGAATTGTGGCCGATCCCCCAGGTACAGGAAAATCGTTGAGTATGATCGCTTATCTTGCCTCGCATTCCCCTAATCGAATGTCGTCGGAACTGACAGACCATTCCTCCAAATTTTTCTTCTCGCACGATCTCCATTCCCTACCCGATACCAATGTGGCACATTTGATCATTGTTCCTCATCGTTTATTTGGTCAATGGAAACAAGAGATCGAACAGCACAGCACATTATCGTATGTTCCGATCGAAACTAAACGGGTCATGAGAGGTGATGCCATTGCGAAATTGATCATTCAACATCGAATTGTGTTAACAACCGACAAGTGTTATAAACATGTTCAGGCCTATGCTACAACACATCATATTCATTGGGATCAGATCATGATCGATGAAGCATCTTCGATCTATTTTCATTCCTCTGATCCACCACTCCAGTTTCATTATTTATGGCTGATCACTAATAATTGGATCCCTCTGATCATGAAAAGTCCAAATGTGATCAAAAGTAATCTATTCTTTTTACGTGATCGGGTTGCTCTTCATTCTGATCTAGAACAATGGTTATTAGAAGATATTACTGTTCATTATGAGGGACAACTTGCATCCTCTTCTTTTATGAAGGAGTATCTATCTTTTCACCACCCTGAGAGAGGTCGTATGGTGATCCGAAATGCAACGGATGATCTGATCAAAAGTATGAACCTACCCGCTTTACAACATGAAACACTGCAATGTAAACCAAATATGAGTTTGAATTCATTGACCAGTTTCTATCTAGCTCGTCAGAGAGAGCCATCGATCCGATCAAAACAGATCCCTCATTTATTTCAGGCATTGGGGATCGAATTCCAATCGGTGACAGAATACACTGATCAGCAACCGATCACAAAACACAGCCTGATCCAGCGGAGGATCGATGATCAGGAATGCGCGATCTGTATGGAACCATGTGAACATCCTACTATTGTTCAATGTTGTTATCATATCTTTTGTGGGAAATGCCTATTAAAAAATGCACTGATCAATATGAAATGTCCTACGTGCCGCGAAGCCCTACAAGTTCAACACATCCACTGCTTGGAGACATTATCGGCGGAGGAGCGAATGCTTTCGATCAATAAAATGGAGGCGTGTCTGGATATTCTTCGTCAGAACAAAGAGGGTCGATTCATTATTTATTCACCATTCACGAATATTTATTACGAATTGATGGAGAAAATCGATCAGATGGGAATCAAAGCAGAAAGAATAGAGAACAATCTATTTTCACTGATTAAAACGGTTCGGAATTTCCAACAAGGAAAAACGCGTCTTCTCTTTATTTCGAATGTGGATATGATACGAGGTCTCAGCCTAGCATCTACAACGCACTTGATTTTTTACCACGAACTACCCGCTTTCGAGTCGAAGCAGGTGCTGATCCACTCTTCTCAGCGACTGGGGAGAACATTGCCATTACAGATTCTGCATTTGCACTCCGAGATTCAAGTGTAACGCCGAGCGTATCATACAATTTACCAGTTTGATGAGTAGCCCATTGGGTGACACATCGAAATGGGATATGATGCTCATTGGCGACACGATTCATTTCCTTCCAGGCGTTAAAGAGAGCGGACTGCTTGGTAAGAACCATTGTATATTGTAATTCGGAGGGTTCGGGAATGGTGCACGGCCTATCATACTGTTGAAGATACAAATTCGGATATTTCAATTTAAGGCGATAGGAAAGAGGGAGAAGATTCCAGCACTGGTGAAAGAAAGCCCAGAAATCGGCACGGTCGCTCCAACGCAAGTAATCCAGAATTTCTTCATAGGCCTCAAAAGGGACGGGTTTAGCCTTTTTATGAGACTCTTCTAAAAACAGAGGAAGATTCTGGTGAAATAGAAGGCCGGCCAGGTTTGCATCTTTCGTCTCCAAATCCAGCTCATCGTTTTCCCCCCAGTGTTCGAATAAGGTAAACCAGGCGGCACGAATGGCAACGTGAATGTTTTGATCCATTGATTCCTCTTTTCCACGTTGATTTGTCACGGAATGTTCGGGATAGATTAGACTCTGCGATACTTTACGAATATCGCCTAGTTGATACAAGGAATCAGAGATGTCTTTCTTGAAGAATTCAACTAGTTTTTCCTTCTTAGGCATATTGACATAATGAACACAGCAATATTTGAGAAGTTGCTGCATAATACGACCTTCCAGGATATTACAGATGAGAACCATGGGGCAATCGTCGCTAAAAGCGCGCTTCGATTTCAGGTAATCCAGAAGTTCTTGAAGTCCGCCCTTTTCTCCCTGGGAGAGACCATCCATTTCGTCAAGGAGAACGACGCGCCCGTTGGGGGTGGTGGGATGAATCCATTTACTGACGCCTGTTTCGATCAAAAGAGGGAGAATGGTTTGACGAAAGGAGGAGCCGGTTCGCGTGTGACTGGCGTTGAATTCTTGGACCCAGAAGCGACCCTCTTTGCAGACACGATAGACCATTGTCGTTTTTCCAACACCAGGTGGCCCGATCAGAAGAAAGGCGGGATGGGAACGCGTTTTCAGCCATTTTAGCATTGCATCTTCGGTTTCGGGATGAAGGCAGGCGGTATCTTCTTGGGGCAAACTGGTGCGAACCATACTATAAAGGAGAGTTGGTTGATTCTTTACATTGACGTTTTTAAAAAGACTATAGTGTTTTAAAAAATGTCTAAATGCATTCAACGGGGGTTTGCGTTATTATAAATAATAACGCAAACGTGATTTCTATGCAATCAGGTATTACAATACATGATTGCATTCAACGGGAATCGAACCCGTGTCGACTCCTTGGAAGGGAGCCATTCTGCCACTGAACTATAAATGCTTTCGTAGCGACTTCATCGTTACACTTTTGTCGTAGATTGTTTTTGGAAGATTTAAACGCAGTAGTCACGGAGTGCCTTAAACGCAGTAGTCACGGAGTGCCTTAAACGCAGTAGTCACGGAGTGCCTTAAACGCAGTAGTCACGGAGTGCACGCTTATACAGCAGGGCATCCAGCGCCAGATCCACCCGATCCACCCGACCCAGATCCGGATGTTCCGGTACTACGAGTGACACAACTTTCACCATTGGTGACGCCTTCCCATGTCACCTTCTGATTCATAGCAACATTGCACATCTGTGTCGACTTGGTGGCGGGGTCAGAACTCAACCCTGAGATATCAACATAGTAAGAATCGTTCTCAGGAATAGTGCCGTCTTTCGGGAAGGTCGATAGCAGGGAATTATCTCTCGACACACCGATGGTATCAATGCACGAGTCTTTTTGGATTCCTCCGACGGTTCGCTGGTAGTACGTTAAATAGTCGGGGCAGGTGTTGATGACGGGCGGCCAGGGGCCGGAAGCGGGATTGAATAGGGGACTTGCGCCAAACCAACGGATTCCATAGAAGATAAAAAGAGAAAGGGAGCCGATAAAGAAAACGATTGCACTTGTTCCTTGTCCCTGATTGTTAACCTGGTAGGTACCACCTACGATAATCATAAATGCCAAGGCAATGAATCCGATTAAATAGAGGTTCATTCTACTATCGTAGAGTTATTTTATCATATAAACTAATCGATAGATTATATGATATAAGTAAGACGGGTAAAAAAGAAATTTACATCTGGCACGCGCCGCCGAGCAGAGGGACCGAGGCTGATGGGGCACCGAGGATGGAGATCGGGACGTAGAAGGTCAGGTAGTCGCTGTTGTTAGTGGGGGTGTTCACGCCACCCTGGACTCCTGGAGCCGAGGCGAGGCTGATCAGCTGAACCTGACGGAAGAAGTACTGTGCGCCAGTGGGGGCGAGGGTGAGCGCGGCCTTAACGGTCTTGCCCATGTCACGGACGATGACGTTGCTGCTGGCAGCGTTGTTGGCCTGGGCAATGCCCGCGGCAAGCGCGCCGGTGCCGGCAGTGGAGGCGGTCATCGTGCCAGGGGGATAGTTGCCAACGACGTTGTTGGCATCTGGCACGAGCTCATAGACGAGGCCGGCGGCGGCGGCGGTCACAATGTCTGAGGCTTTGTAAAACTGGCCGTGGGGCTGAATCTGACGAATGAAACGTTGAACGGATGACATCTTATATTCAGAACTTAGAAAAAAAACACGGAGGGGTTGATAGAATGTCTGCCGGTGCCCGCTTACCTGAATTTGAACTCCCGTATACCCGCCATGGTCTCGGAGGCCAAAACGGTCGCGTGAACCTGACCGCCACCCCTTCGTCTACCGGTGCCTCCGTACCGGATTCTGCAGGATTCAGTTATCCCAAACAAACCGAAGTCAGTTTCTCAGGCGATATGCTCCGGGGAAACTTGGAGCATTCCGCTTTGTCAGACACCTTTTTTACCCGTAGGAACGCAACGGCCATCCAGACAGCGATCAAGAGAGAAGTCTACCGTATGAGTGGACCGAAACAATATCAGATCGACGATCAAGACGTAGATGAACTAAAAATGATCATGCGTGCAATGTATTTACAGTACGCGAAGAACAATCCGCACAATATTGAGGGACAAATCGAAGAGCTCAATAAACTCGTGATTGACTGGTCCGCGCCCCGTATTGTATCAGAAATTGACTCATATCAGTATTACTTACAGGACATTTCGCATCTGCCGGTCCCACTGGAGAAACCGCTCAATATGAGCTCTGCGGGCACAAGATCGCTGCCGTTTAAGCCTATGATGTGAACTTTTTAAGAAAAAGTTCGCAAAAATATTTTTACAAAAAGTCAGAAAATATTTTATATATAATATTCTATCATATCTGTAATCATATACGATAGAATAACCCCAATCGATGGACGAGATTAGCGACGACTAGAAATAGAACCGCGTTTTCCTTTTCGCGTAAAATGTTGAGACCGTTTCGAATTGCGAAGCGATATGCGATGCTGTGACGCGCGCTGATTGCGTCTGGTTCGTTTTTTCATTTCATTTCGTAATTGTTCTTCTAACGACTTCAATTCGTGAACGGTCGGAAGTCTTGTACGAGGAGCAGGTGGGAGTCTGCGTAAATCAATTCCCTCAGATTCCTCAGGTTTCCAAGGCTCACTCTTTTGTTTCTTGACACGACCGTAAAAAAATGATCCTACTCCATCAGGATGACCATATTTTTTCGCAGCGGCAAGTTGACCAATAAGAGTAGTTTTTGCTCTATCATTATATTTTTGAGAATGGTCGGGGCGTTTAGTCCAGGCTACTGCTCCCAGTTTTTCATCCGATAGAAGTCCTGACGCCTGCAGAGCACCTGATAACCATAATAACTGATGTAGTGATTTTACGCTGGTTGAGTTTCGGCGACTTGAGCGCTTTTTGGTCGAACGCTTGGATGACATTTCTATAGTATCAACCGATTATCGTCTATGACGACGTTTGTGTGTGGAACGGGCCTTCTTGTGTGCTCGTTTTCTGGTATAACCGCCTTGGAACTCTCGCAGGAGAGCTTGTCTTTGTTGATTTGCTAGAGCCTTTCTGCGTGCATTCCCGCGTGGTGTCGTCGCACTCTTATAAGACGAGGTCGAATCAGTAGCTCGAGCGCTAGTATTGATTGATGGAACCACAGGACTAAACAGCAGGGCATTACGTTGAGCTCTTAGTTGAGCGGGTGTGAGAACAGCAGTCGGTCTCAACTGATTATGATATCCACTAGAAGACGAACTAGAAGATGAGCTGGAAGATGAAGAAGCTGGATTGAAACCAACTGGTACAGAACGAGGAGTTGTCGCTGCTCTCGCCCTTCGCACCCTCTTCGGTGGCGCCGCTACCGGTTCGACCACCTCTAAATGCGGTTGTGCGACTGGTTCTACAGCTGCAGCTGCTGCAGCCGCATTTGGTACAGGTGCTACGTTTTGTGCCGCGACCACCGCGTTTTGTGCCGCGACCACCGCGTTTTGTGCCTGCCTTCTTGGTTTATAAACACGAGGCTTGGCTCCAGGAGAGCAGCACATGGATGCCATTGAGCCTTTGATCGATTTTGCGACAAGTTTCGCCGTTCCAACTGGCCCAACTTTCCCCACTTGTTCAGCCATCATCGCAATTACACATACCATCGTTCCAGCTGTCAAATATTGATGCAGATACCCACCAGTAGCATCTTGTAACATCTTATTTCCAACTTGTGTAGATAGAGTGGCCAGAACGGCCTTAAAAATAGGTTCCGTCCCTCCAGAAAATATAGCTGATACCGCAGCACCAGTTGACTGTGCAGCCATTGCAAAATATTTAAGAAGAAAGAATAATAAAATGACAGCAGTTTCTCCATTCAAAAACATTATTCGCATTTTATCTCCGATTGAAATCACATTACGAAAAGATTTGGCGGTTAATTCTCCTGCTTCGGCGACACCACTAATGGTATCTTTTAGTGCATTGCCCACTTTTTTTGCCATCTCTTCTACAAACTTTGTGTTAACTTCATCCGCCTTGATTGTTTCATCTAATCGGCCAGATACGATTGCCATTTGTGTTGCCATATCTGTTAATTGACTCATCATATCCACTCCCCACACATTCTCTTGTTCAACCATTTCATAGGTGCGTTCTCTTATTTCTGCTGCTTTTGTACGTAATGCAAGATCCTGTCTAGGATCTTTCACTAGTTTTCCTAATTTATCGGCAAGATAATCAAAATGTTTATAATTTGCCATATCAGATGCAAGTTTTGTATACTGGCCTGCTAAAGAAATAATTTGTTTTGTAACACTATTTGCGCCTCTTAATCCAGCAAGGAGAACAGATGTTGGTACGTCTGGACTCCAAAATCCAGCATAACTAGGCTCAATTTTAAGATAGTTTTTTACTGTTGACATCATTTTACTAATATCAACGACCTTATCCATATTAAATAAAAATCGAAATACAAATGGAATAAAAGCAGATTCAGCCTGGAGTGGATTTAACTGAATCGCATACTGAAGACCGTCAGGACCAGTATAGAAGATATCAATCTCTTGCACGGCATAGTTGACAGCTTCACTAAATGTAAATACCGCTTTTGTTGACTGATACATTGTCGGCCTTTTCCTTACAAAATCAACGGTCACATCTGTATATTCTGGATTATGATTTGCCAATTGAATCATAACGTTTTTCAATATTTGTGGGTGTACAACATGTGGAATATTGTCTAACTTTAGTGTATTCGGCATATTTATTAAATTAAGTTTTCCAATACGAATACTTTCTATTATATTCAAAAAAGAATTATACTGTAATACTTCAAATCGTCCAGTAGAATCACGCGTTAATGTTTCTTTTAGTTTATCAAACTCGCCTTTAATAAATCTAAATCTGCGCGTCATTTCTTCTGAAACGACAGGGGTATGAGGTTTATTAAGAGGATTGTAAATGGCGGGTATACCATATTCATATAGCGTTGAAACAAGGGCCATTCCTCTTTGTTGTATAGATGACAATGTGATGGGCTTTTCTCCAGCCTGGCTAATAAGTTTCATCGCATCAGTGACTGGATCCTCTTGTGAACCCTGTGCTAGAATATCTATACGAGCTTGCTGAGCTAGATTACTGTTTTGTCCTTTAGATTTTTCATTATTGTCATTGTAAAGTTGTGCCTCTTGTGCCTCTTTCGCTAGACCTTGGTTTACTCTATTAGCATCAGCTTTATTGGCAGCATTTTTAGCGGCAGCTTTAGATGATTCATTCTCAGGTGCAGCAGCACTATTTGCTATAAGCTGATTTACAAACGGCGTAGATGACTTTACATTGTTAGCGGAAGATACTATCCCAGGAGTAGAACGGGTACTATTGAAATTTTTTGATTGCCCATTGTTACCCTGTACGTTAACTCGAGAATATTTAGATCCCAAAGAAGGGGCCTCTTGTAGAAATCGATTATTACCAGAAAATTCAGTTTTTGTACCTGAAAATGGAAACGGACTAGAAGTCTGTAGAGTAAGCGGTTGTGCTATCTGCAATCCATGGACGCCTCCCTTTTGAACTCGATGCAAAGGGATATCAACAGTCTTGCCGTTATCTAATTGTACAGATCTTGTCATTTGCTTATACTTCCCTCTTAATACACCGAGTCGTTCTCTTACAATTTTTTCATTTTCTGCATTCATTAATTTCTTACCAGATTTCAACTCGTTTTCACATTCCTTAATGCATACGCCTAATATAGTCGTCAATACAAGACGATACGCTAGTTTAAAATTACCATTCTCGTCCATAATTGCATCATTATATTTAACTTTATCTGGAATATCGGAAAGTATATCATTTTTATTGATTGGTTTTTCTCCAGGAACAAGATCAGCATTCACTTCGTCTGCAATATTTTCAAAAATAGTTGTAGTTGGAAGATCAATGTTAAAATCTTCAACGAATTCAGAGAATAATTCTTGACACAGCATGCGTCGTGCGTCTTCTTCCATACCTGACAGTATTGCGGCGGGGCTGTCAGCAGCTTTGGCTTTGACAGTGGCTCTGGCTTTCTCTGCCATTTGCTGACGCCGCCGTTCTGCATTTCTACCACCACCTTTTATTGTGAAATGAGGCATCCTCTTTCTATCTATTTCATATATTATTTCTTCGCGATCATCGGCTTGCGTTTCTTTACTACTTTAGCCCCTGCTTCGGAGGAACTCACAGACACGGAACTCGCCGCCCGCTCCAACGAATACTGAACCCATGCGAGTCGGAATGCCTCCAAGTCAGCAAGCCATAGCGATGAGCCCGTTTCCGCTTCGAACCGTTCCTTTTCCGTACGCTTCTCCTCCCACTGCCCGTCCAGCTCCACGACCGCCGATTGCTTGACACGATCCATGCGCATACGCAGAACAAAGTCGTACGAATCATACTCGTCTGGTTTCTCCAGATTCGACAAGGCAGGAATGTCACACGCCTTGAGCCCCGCCACAATCTCTTCATCGCTCTTCTTCTGGAGCACTAAACGGTCGTCAATGATGGCCTGAATGAAACGCCTCTTCGCATCGAGTTCCCGCATCTGTGCCCCCAACACTTCGAGCATCTTCATTCGCCGCGCCTCATACATCGGCAAACGCTTCTCGACAAATGCTTCCAGAATGTCACCAATCGTCTTATATTTTATAATGTTAAACTCAGTATCAAAGCACGTCATATTGGTCGTCTTCCACGACGAGGTCAGCTTGAACTGCTTCTCAAACTTCTCTACGTTATCCTTTAGCGCATCGTATCCTTCTTCTGTAAAGTAGAGTACGAAGTGAACATCCACATCATTGTACAAGTCATCGAAACCCTTTAATCCGCACGGCTCGACGTCCCCTTTCGCCGATGATGTGGACGCAGTGTCCGACTTCTTTGCCTCTTTCTTCGCCTCCTTGGATTTCTTCTCTTCTGCATCCAACAATACATCGAGGAATGCCTTGTAGTCCTTTGTCCACGTGCCCGCGGGCAGTTCCGTAATCGTGACCGTCTTCTTATCATCATCGAATGTATAGATTCCTCTCGTCGCCCAGGTCATCTCATCCACGCGACGAGTTGTACCCTTGAATCCGAACCACCACGGGTCCAAGGGATGGCCCGCGAGAGACTCCATCGAGCCTTCGAGACGGTGACGCAGCAAGCAAATGATGTCATCGGGTTTGTGCGGCGGGATATCGGTGGAATAACCAGTACCAATACCTACCGAACCATTAATGGCCAGCAGTGGTACAACGGGCAAGTAATACTCAGGTTCCACCACATCACCGTCATCATCGATGTACTTCAGAAGGGCGGCGTCCTCCTTTCGAAAGATGCAGCTAACAATGTCTTCCAGGTACGTATGGATGTAACGCGGCGAAGCCGCGTCCTTGCCTCCCATCAGGCGCGACCCAAACTGTCCCACAGGTTTCAGCAGATTCACGTTGTTCGAGCCCACAAAGTTCTGCGCCATACCGATAATGGTGCTGTTCAGCGACGCCTCGCCGTGATGGTAGGCCGCGTGCTCGGATACGTAACCTGCCAACTGCGCCACACGAATCTCATCGCGCAAATTGCGCTTCAAGCAACTAAAGAGGATTTTACGCTGAGAGGGTTTCAGGCCATCCATTACGTGCGGCAAGGAACGGATGTTATCCGCGTTACTGAAATGAATCAGCTCGGAATTCACAAAGTTCGTATAGCTCGCCTTTGCCTCCACGGGAATCAGCATCTTCATCGGGTCGTAGTGGCTCAGCCATCGCTTGCGGTCGTCGGCTTGTTTCTTGTTAAACGCCAAGTTCATCGACTCATCGGTTTTCTCGTCCCATTCGTAGAGGATTTCGTGCAGGTCTTTGAACCATTCGCGGGCCTCGGCAGGGGTAGACGTACCCAATCCTTTGTAGTATTTGATTTTCCAACCCGAAAGGGAGTTTGCATCCTTCCATTGATTAAACTCAGGAACGGAGTAGAAGGACAGCGTTGTCTTTCCCTTCATTGCCTTGAGAATCGGCGTGAGCAAGGTACACAAGAAGCCCGCTTTCATCAGTCCAG